GAATTAATATTCTCGATTTGAAAATCGCATTTAGGACACTTAAACATAAAAACCTCCGTAGCAAAAAGCCACAGAGGTAATTATAGTTAACTTTACGATTCGGTAAAAGACTTTTTCTAAAATTGCAGAACACAGTTATCGAAACGGAGTGTCATTGAGATTTCCATTGGGCCGCCGTCTTCGTAGGTGACTTCGCCGAAGTTTGCTTCGGTGATGAACGCGCCCTTGATGTCCCAGAGTTCCACCACTGTTCCAACGGGATCGAGGAGCTTGAGTTGGATGTCGCGTTTGTAGAAGTCTGCGTAACCAGCGCGACCAGAGACGGATTCAAAATGAGTACGGACCCATTCCATGACTTGTTGGGCGCCGGATGGAGCAATTGGGTCGTGGAGAGTAACGCCGATTGTACCGAACGATGTCTTGCCTGCGAGATAACGACGAGAGTTGATGAAAGGAACTTCAACTTCTTCCGTTGATATTGTTGGGCGAGCTGTCGTCTTGATGATGTATGCGTCGATACCTTCAATCATGAGAATCCAACGATTCTTACGCTTTGGCTCGAACTTGTTTGGAATCATCGATGTAACGTCTAATGTCTCTGCGGCCATGGTTTTATTCTCCTGTCACCTTTTCTAAATATATGTTTCTTTGCGAAATTCAAACTAAACTTTTAATCAACCTTCGAATGACGTCTTCCATCCGAAAAGAAAGGACAACAGCGATGCGCCTGCGTACTTTATTACGTTCTTTTTAATTGCACCGCTGTTGTCCATATTGGATTAATCCTCGATTATTATACGTCACTGATTGACGTTGTTTGCCACGACGAAGTCAAGGGAGACGAACTCGATCGACTTGGTTGGTTGTACGAAGATCTTGCCGCGGACTGTGTTGTTCTCGATATCCGTTTGTGTCGTCGTCGACGAATCGATGATGACGCGGAATCTCTCGAGACCAGCAAGGGCCTGGATTCTCTGGAGTCTTGGCGTGACTGCTGCCGAGAACGCCGCGAGGGTGGCTTCGCGATTTTGCTCGAAGAGAACCGTGTTTGCAATCTCGCGGACCTGACGACGAATCTCGATGAGGAGACGGCGAACATTGACGCGGTCGAGCGACGAAGCTGCGATTTGTAGTGTCTTTTGTCCCCAGATCACGAGGCCAGAGGCTGGATTTGTACCACTCTTTGGCGCGCCGACGAAGGCGATGAGTGGGTTGATACGCTCGTTGTAGAGAGCATCGAGATCCTCGTCCTTGAGCTTAACTCTCGCTTCGAGCGCAGCCGTTGGAAGAGCACCACGCGTAAAGCCAGCTGGTGCGAACCATGGGTGACCTACTGCATCGTTGAGGGCCATTGCGCCGAGGACAAGAACCGACGGTGGAGCGAAGACGTTGCTATTGTCTGGCGCTGCGTAGTTGACGTCTGGGAAGTAAGCTGCGACGAAGGACGAATCGATCGCTCTGTCTCGGAAGCTTTGGATCGTGTTAGAAACCGAAGTGATTTGAGAATCAAGACGAATTTCGTTCTCAGCATCCGTACCGTCCTCGCTATACTGCTCGACGTCCATGATATAAAGTGCGTCGAATCTTTCTTCTGTCGCTACTGTTGCATAATCGGTTACGATTGGATGACGTAGACCAGGGATCGCCAACAATTGAATGTCAACGTTGGTCGTGTTCTTCATGATGTCAACGGCCTTTATATAGGCCTTGACGTTTGGTCCATCGTTGAGATGGCGACCGTTGCCAAAAACCATGTCCGAAGACACTGCGTTGTTGGTTTGATTAAACTCGTCGCGATCGAAAATATTGACACCGTTGAATCCACCTTGCATAAACAAGGTGAATTTGGCGAATTGTCTGTTCGCTGTTTCGACCAAGTCAGTCGTACCGAATGCGCGAGTCTTGTTGACTGCGCTCGCTGCGATAACACCATTTCTGACGTAAACAGCTTCGTCCCATTCGCGGACATCGGCGCGACCGGTTGAACCAGTGACAACCTGGATGTGTTCAAGGCTGAATAAATTGTTGCAGAATCTATCTGCATCGATGACGCCGTTGGCTGCAGTATCCTCTGCACCCGTGTTGTCGTCAACGATAACTGGCTTGACAGTCGTAGAGAAGTCTGGGAAGTACTTGGCGTATGCTTCGATCGACTTGTTCTTTAGGTTACTCGCGTTTGGCTTCGTAATAACTTCGATATGCTCGAACTGCGTTCCCCAATAGAACTTAGAGTTTGCAGTCTCTGTATCACTATCGACGATGCCGTCTGTCACCTTTTTGCGGAATGGCACTGGTGGCGTAACTACCTTACGAAGGACGTTCAAGTCTGTTGAACCACCCGTTTGAGCGTATAGATCGCCAGAAACAGCTGGTAGAGCCTGGAAAGTAGCAGAGCCCGAAGTTACTAAGTGAGCGACACCGCGGAAGCCCATTGGTACTGCAGAATCGTCGACGAATCCGTTCTCAACGTCTGGGTGTACTTCTACGCGAATATAGTTAGAATTGTTCGCGTAGTTACCTTCGATAACGACTTTTTGTTCTTCGATGTCACGGTCGAAGTCGAAGTACACGTGAAGATCGCCGATGACCTTACCAATGTAACGGTTGGACGAAGGATTAAGGTCGCAGACGAAGCTTTCACCAGTCGCGATCAAAGACTGCGTAGAATCTCTATCGTCGAATTTTCTGACCTTAACTGTGAAGCTGCCATATCTGTTGTTTGGGTCGGACGAAGGTGTAATGTCTTCGATCGATATCTTGTATAGCGAAGAGATGTCTTGGCCTGCGTCCAGGGCGTGCAATTTAAAAAGATTAACAGGTTTACCACCGAACTTTTGCGAGATTATCCAAGGAGTCTTGGCATGGCGGAAACGATCTTCAAAGTTTTCGAAATTTGGTACTGTTGCTGTACCGACGTTGTACGCTTGAGAAGACGTCAACAATAATGCAGCGGTCTCTGTGCCTGACTTACCGAAATGGCTCGCTGCGCCAGAACCATGTGTACCAGAGAGAATACCAACACCTGTAACTACACCGACAGAAGAATGAATATCCCAATGAGTATAGAGATAATGACCCGCTTCTTGTAGCTTGAATGGATCTCTGTTAAAGACGTTGGAGAAGTAGTTGTTGGACGAAGGATCAAAAGACGCCGTCAAAACGTTTGGATAATTGACGTCTGCACCTTTGTGACCGTTCAACAACACTACGAAGTCTTGCTTCGAGATCGAGTTTTCTGTTAAAACGACCGAACCAATAGTCGTTCCCTTTGGCGAAGATTCTGTCGAACCAACTTGCGTCGAAGCAGGCACGGAAGAATCTGCACCTCCTAACGAAGAAGACAGTCTCAACAAAACACCCGAAGCTGCCAACAAGACGCCGCGGACGATTGGCGTCGCAGTATTTTGACCAGAAGTTTGTAGACCAGCTTCGCTAAAGTAAGTTGAACCTGCAGATTCTGACATCAAACATGAGAGAAGATAGGTGCGACCTGGTTGTCCGTTTGCGTTAGCGTATGGATTTGCTGCTAACGCGCCGAGGGTTCCAGATGGTTGATTTTCTCCGACAACGAAGCCTGCTGTCGTAACAGAACCTGGATACGTTTCAGACACCCCTTGGCGCTCGAGGCCATTACCAACTCCGAGTACACGGAGGTATGTAACTGCTCGTGCATTGCGCAACCACTCGAGGACTGCCATCGGACCGAAATGCTTGCTATCTACTGATCCAAACTTTGCCTCGAAATCGCTGAGTCTACCAACGGTAATTGGTACGAAAGCGGGTCCTTGCTTTGCTGTACCAATGACGCCCGCAGGGACACCAACTGGTTGTGCTGTTACAGGACCAGAAATATCGATTTCATTTGCCGTTACGCCTGCTGCGCCTAGTTTTAATTGTGCCATCTACGATGCTCCATTCTGCTATTCTAACTATCTGGTTAATTTCAAATTTCTCACACGAACTGCACGCCTGCGTTGGTTACGATAAAGTCGATTGCGATAAACTCGATTGAGCGTGTTGGAACCACGACGATTCTGCCGTTGAGACGGTTAAGATCGATGTCTTCCTGAGTATTGTTCGTTTCATTCATTACTACCTGGAAGGCTTCGATGCCCGCTTGAGACTGAATCAAACCAAGTTGGAAAACCGAATCCGATACGAAACGGTTGCGAACAGCGGGGGTGTTTTGTTCGAAGATCATGCGATTTGCGATACCGATGATGATTCTCTTCACTTCGAGGAGAAGACGACGAACGTTGACGCGATCAAGCGCAGACTTGCCAATCTGTAACGTCTTTTGACCCCAGATGACGAATCCGAGTCTCGGGAAAGTCGCGATTGGATTAATGCGAGAATCGTACAAACGGTCACGGTCACTAACGTTTAAACGTATTGACACGTTGGTAACGAAGTCCAATGCTGCGCGATTGAAGCCGGCAGGCGCAAACCAAGGATAGGAAACTCTATCATTGAATCCAAGCGCTCCAAGGGCAGCCACGGTGGCGGGGACCTTGACACGGCGGACGTTCGTTGTGTCATCGACGAATACATCTGGAAAGTAAGTTGCCACATAATTGTTGTCAATTGCACGATCGTCGAAGGCATCGACTGTTTCCTTAACGCTTGGCTTAGACGTAGAATCGTCGTACAATCTATAACCATTGTCGTCGTAGGCTGGTATATCCATCAGGTGCAACGCCAAACCATAGTCTCTAACTTTCTTTGATGTTAGATCGTTAATGTATGGTTCGCGAATACTGGGGAGCGCCAAAACGTTTACTCCTACAGCGAAAGGATCCGTCATGATGTCGACCGCCGCGTTGTAGGATGCAACACCATTGTTATCCTTGCCAGTGCCGTTGACTGCAGTACCAAAACCTTGTGCTACGTAGCTTGAAGCTGCACCGCCTGTTGACAATGCATCAGCATCGAATGACACAGACTTATCGTTCAATCTACGAGCATCTCTGTCAAGATAATTTACACCATCGAAGCCACCATACATGAATGTTGTAAACTTCGCGAATTGCGAGAAGCGATTGAAGCTTGCTGCCGAAGTCTTAGCGAGAAGGGTAGCCAGGGTGACGCGATTTGAAACGACTCCGTCAGAAACTGAATAGTCATTGGAATCTGGCTTTGCGTTTCTAATGTATACCGTCTCCTTCATGTGCGCTGCCGCAGAACCTGTAACATCGGTAACCGACGTATTGCGCAGGGCGACCTTAGAAAGGCTGAACTTATTGCTGTTGAACAAATCTACGTTAGAACCCGTATGAAGCGCGTCGAGTTTCTCGATGCCCATGAGCTGTGTCAAGGACGAGAGTAGCGCGTTCTTTTCTGTGATGACGTTTGGGTTCAACACTTCGTTCGCCAACGCCGACGCGTTACGTTCGAACTTAACACCCCAGTAAAGTGCTGGAAGCGTAACTTCCTTCGTGCCTGGTGCACCGGCTACTGCGCTAGTCGTCGATACCTCACCGCGTGTTACCTTGTAACGATATGGAACTGGGGGCAGAATTGATCCTGAGAGTTGATGTGCCGCTGTTAAACCAGCACCGCCCAAGCGGGCGGTTCCTTCTGTCAATGCGGCTAATGCATTGACGTTGTCGTTTGTCTTAAGCAAGCCTGGACCGTGGAAACCGAACGGTAACGCGTTTTCTGGTACGAGCTTCTTATCGACGTTCTCGTTCATGATTACTCTGACATACTTGGAGTTGTTTGGGTACTTACCCTTGGCGACGATGCGCCTCTCGCGAGGATCGATAGCATCAAAGTGGTAATAAACTTTACGATCTCCGATTAACTTAGCGATGTAATTATCCGAATCTGGGTCGAGCGTGCAGTTAGTGAATTGCTCGATGATGATTGGGCTTATGTCGGAGTCGTTCCAGTCTCTTATTTGAAGATTGAACGTTGCGTACTTGTTTGTAGCGTCTGCTGAAGCCTTGATGTTCGCAATGGAGATCTTGTATAGCTTGTTTGCGTACTCGCCGTCGTCGATCGCTTCGATCTTAAATAGATCGTATTCGGTCTTACCGAATGGTTGCGAGATGAACATAGGAGTTTGCGGCGCCTTGAAGCGAGTATTGTATGCTCCGAAGATCTCTCTGAAAGCCATCGTTGGATCGCCAGAAGAAGAATCTGTTAGCGCAGAACCCGAAAGCATCGCGACATAGTTGTCGGCAGCAACATCGGCTACCTGAGCATCAACTGCAAAGTCAGCAGCCAGATAGTGTTGTTGCGCATAAAACTTATCTGGGTCGGTGTTTAAGATCTTCACAAAATAGTCATCAGAAGATGGATCAAAGGATGCTGTTAGAATCTTAACACCAGGCTTACCTTCGTCCGTGGCAAATGTTGCGCCGAGAGAAGAAGAGATCAAAATTTTAAATTTAGACTTACCACTAACTGTTTTTGCTTGCGCTTGGTCATCGATGGCTGCGACTGCGGTAGCAGCTGGCGCTGCTTCGTCGCCGTCTAACACGAACATTTTTGCAGTGTTTGGCATCATTACCATACCACGAATCAAGTTAACTTCGCTACCGGCAGTCACTCCAGGGAAGGAGTCGTTGTCGGAAAACATTGGCATACCGTATGCTTCGTTTGCAGAAAGTGTATGTTGTGCCGACAAGAATTGAACGACGCGAGTATGACGGGCGTCGGCTTCGGCGACTGAACCGCTAAGAGAGAAACCAGCATTTTTAACTGTATCCTTGTTAAGAGTATTTTCGAAGTCGGTCAAAGAGCTGTTAGCGCCTGCGCCTAATACACGAAGATAAGTTAAGGAAGTTCTGTTCTTAAGGAACTCGTTGACAGCGTAGGGTCCGAAATATTTCGTATCAAGATCGCCGAAAACTTCAATAAACTCATTAAAGTTAGCAACTGTAACTGGGACGAAAGCTGGGCCTTTGTTTGCTGGACCAACTACACCTGCTGGTGTTCCAATTGGTCCTCCAACGGCTGGCGCAGATAGATCGATTTCTCGTTCATAAAAATTTGGAGATCTAAAAACTTGCTCGGACATCACGTTTCTCCTTCGCGGTCGAATTCAATCGATAAATATCTTGTAAAAAGGAACAAAACCAAAAAATGATGTTCAATTAAACAGGTACGATCTTGAAACCCTGAAAATCAGACGCTGAATACACGGTTTCGCCAGTCGCCTTGTTCACGTTGACGATCTTCACATACTTGGTTTCATTCCCTATTTGTATCTTTTTAAACTGACTCGGATTTACTCCACGAGGGTAAGACAACAACGCAGGATCATTAGCGTCTATTTTTTCTATTGAGTTAGATGGTTGAACGACTTGTTGTCGCCATCCAGGGCGTCGTTGATCGTCGCGTGCATTTGTACGTTCGTCTAACGGTAAAGTTGGATCATCGTTTCCTAATACGTAGTTGTTAGAAAATTCTTCGGGACCATCGTCGTCAGTCGTACCTTTATTCGTCAAAGTAAATTCAATTACGGGCGAAGACACGTAGCGCTTCACAGGCACAGGCACGCCCGGTGCTGACGAAGCCCAAATATACGCGGGAACATTTACTTCGAAAGTACACTTCATGTATCTTTCTGACGTCGACATATCTTCAAAGTTAGTTTCAACATCGTACATGCCACCTTCGAGCGACGCTATAAACCAATAGCCCTTTTGAGTCGTAAGCTTCCACGATTGTCCTTGAGGCAAAAAAGAAGACATGAATTTTTCGATGATTTGATTCATATGCTGAGTAAATTGAGTCCAAATCGTAATTTGGTACTTGGCGGTATAAAATTGTGGCGAAGGTACTGTCAACGTTTCAAATATGTTGTTTTTCTTATTAGAAGCCAAAAGCGCTCCATTTCGCGTCGGATCACTGGACTCTAAAGATCCTACTTGACGCCCCGTAATAAGCTGGTGGGACAAAGCGTATTGCGAACCGCTGGTTACGGCGACATTGGTTTGGTTCAGGATTAATTGTTTGTTAATTAAGTTTTGATAATCTCTATCAGATTTATCTAATCTTCTTCTGACTACTATCTCGCCCGTCTGTTGATTGATTCCACGCGCGGTTATATCGTCTGGCGCTTGCGTAATTCCCGTTCGCATAATCGTTACGAGCGGCAATATCAATGTGTTGTTTCTATCCCTAAGCGG